ACGGAGACACGGAGACACGGAGACGCGGAGACACGGTGAGGTATGGAATACCAGGTGAATGCAGGAGATCTGCGAACCAGCATTACATTCCAGGCGCCGACCCTGACGACGGACGCAGGCGGGGCGCAGAAGCCGGGCTGGGCAAACGCCAGCTCCAACCCGACCGTGCTGGCGCGCTGGGTGAATGCGCACGGCCAGGAGACCGTAATGAGCGAGGCGCTGCAGGCCAACCAGCGGGCGGTGGTGACGGTGCGACACCGGACGGATATCCAGACCTCCTGGCGGGTGGTGAAAGGCACAGAATACTGGTCGATCATCTCGATCGACGCCGTGCAGGGACGCAACCGTTACGTGGAGATTGTGGTGGAGCGCGTGAAAGGCACCGTATGACCACGAATGGCCGATTCAACCTGACGGGCCTGAACGAATACCTGGAGGCAATCGCCCAGGCGGGCCTGGACATCGACGCAGCGGCACAGCGGGCGCTGATGAAGGGCGCGGAAGTGCTGCAGGAGGGGATGCTGGGACTGGTGCCGGTGGGCAGCGCGGCGCGAGGCGATCCGCACCCAGGCAACCTGATGCGGCATATCCAGATCAAAGGACCGCTGCAGGACGGCAATTTTTCTTACGCTGAGGTCGGTGTGATCCATGACCTGGCCTTTACCGATGCAGATACGGCCGCTTACGGCAATGTGCTGGAATACGGGAGCACGCGGCAGGCGGCGCAGCCCTATATCCGTCCGGCGATCCAGGGTAAGAAGGCGGCGGTGCTGGCGGCCATGAAGGAATCGCTGAAGCGCGAGGGCATGCTATGACGACCAGCATCTTTGCGAGAGTAGCGACGGCGCTGGCCACACTCAGCCCGGCGATCCCGTATGCGCTGGCGCCCTACCTGAGCGCGGACGGGACGCTGCCGGACAAGTACATCGCCTACCAACTTATCGTCAGCCCATCGGAACAGCATGCGGATGACGCAGAGACGCTGAGATCGTACGTGATACAGATATCCATTTTCAGCCGGGACGGACTGGACTCGCTGCCGAACGTGGACGGAGCCATGACCGCGGCCGGATTTCAAAAGGGCGATCAACGCCAACTACCGAAGGACAATGAAACGGGTCACTTCGGGCTGGCGAAAGATTACCACTATATCGAGTAAAAAAGGAGAAATACCATGACTGTACAAGCTGCAGAAAAGAAAAGTGTGATCGGATTGCGAGACCTGTATATCGGCTGGGTAACCCAGGACGATGCGGACGCGTATGCGGCGGAAGCGCCGACAATATTCGCACCGGCGGTGACCGCCAGCCATAAACCGACCAGCAACAGCAAAACGCAATACGCCGATGACGGGCAGTTCGACGTGATCATCAACGAAGGCGAGACCCAGATCACTCTCGAGGTGACTAATATTCCGCTTTCCGTGCTGGCCTGGGTTTTGGGCAAGGTCTTCGATGCTGCGACCGGGCGCATGTTCGATGACGCAGGTACGCCGCCGGATGTTGCACTCAGCTTCCGCTCGAAGAAGAGCAACGGATCCTACAAATACTACCAGTATTTGAAGGGAAAATTCTCCACGCCGGAGGAAGAGCAGGCCACAATGGCAGATAGCCCGGATCCGAAGACCATCAAGATCATCTACACGGCCATCAAGACCACCTATTTGTTCGACCTGATAGGTGATGGCTCGGTCATGGACGGCGCCAAGCGCGTGGTGGGCGACGAGGATGCCACTGATTTCGATGGTGACACCTGGTTCGATGCGGTCCAGGTGCCAGTGGCCGGAGCGCCGGCGGCATTCACCTGCACACCTTCGCCGGTGGATGGCGCGGCTGCACAGGCTGTCGGCGTGGCGATCGTGCTGACATTCTCCAACCCGCTGGCAGGCGGCGTGGAGAAGGGTGTGGCGCTGGTACGGCAAGATACCAGTGCGGCGATCACATTGACCCGCAGTTTGAGCGCAGACCGCACGGTACTGACGCTGGGACATGCCAGTCTGACGGGGGCCAAGACCTATAACATCGTCCTGGCGGGCGTGTCGGACATGTACGGCCAGACCCTGGTCGATACCGTGTACGATTTCGCGACGGCGTAGTGCGGAGACACGGAGACGCGGAGACGCGGAGACACGAAGAGACAATCAACCCCTCTCATTATCCCTTCGCCTGACCCCAAGACCCCTCACCCTTTCTCCTCACCCCCTACCCCTCTCCTGACGAAGAACACGTCAGGAGAGGGGAGAAAAGGGAGAGAGGAAAGACAGAAATGGAAGGATAAATATGTTGCTCGAACCGATCAAACTGACACTGTATGACCCGGCGACGCAGGAAGCCACGCGCGAGTATTCGCAGCGGGTGATCACGTTCCAGATGCTGACGGCGGCGGTACAGCTGCAGGAGGCGCTGGAGGATCTGCCGGAGAAGAAACGGCGCTGGTGGTGGCAGAAGAAAATCAGCAAAGAGGAACAACAGATCGACGCGCTGCTGGCGCTGGTGGCCGAATTTTTTGGCAACCAGTTCACGGTGGCGGAGCTGCGCACGGGCGCGGATATCAGCGAGGTGATGGCGGTGCTAACGGCGATCATCGCACGGGCCGGGAGGATCGTCACAGCAAACCCTACCACGCGGCAGACGCCGCGCAAGAGACATCCATAGATGACGGCAACTGGCTGCTGGATCTGCAATGCATGCTGGTAGAGGCGTTCCACTGGCCACCGAACGACCTGGCGCAGGCGGATATCGACATGGTGCTGCCGCTGGCGGTGTATTACCCGCATTGGAAAAAGGCCGGGCAGGAGAGAGAGGACGTGAACGAGGTGTATGCAGATCAGGCGGAGTGGCTGTGATGAAGACACGTTGGAACGTTGACACGTTGGCACGTTGATACGTTGGAGATAGAGGATGCCAGATAACAGGCTCAGCGGGACCGCAGGAATTGACACGACCGATTTCAAGGCCGGTTTGGCCGGGATGAATCGGGAGCTGCGGATATTGGAAAGCGGTTTCCGGGCATCCGCGGCGGGGCTGGGGGATTGGAGTAAGGACGCCAGCGGGCTGGAGATGAGAATAAAATCCCTGACCGGGCAGATCGACGTACAAAAAAGCAAGGTAGCGGCGGTGCGGGTCGAATACGAGCGCGTGGCGGCGGAGAAGGGCAAGACCAGCCGGGCGGCGCAGGACCTGCAGATCAAGCTGAACCGGGAGAATGAAACGCTCGGGAAGATGCAAGGCGAGCTGAAAAAGACAGAGGTAAATCTTACTAATTTCAGCACTGATGAGAAAAACGCCGGCAAGTCGGCGCAGGAGATGGGGGAGAAGGTCGAGAAGAGCGAGAAGAAGGTCAAGTCGTTCGGAGACGTGCTACATGGGCTGGGAGGCATTGCCAAGACGACCATAGGTATCATGGCAGGGATTGCCGGCGCAGCGATTGCAGCCGGAGCGGCTGTGGTGGGGATGGCGATGCAGACCATTGGGCCGGCATCTGATCTAAACGAGACGATCTCGAAGACGAAGATCGTGTTCGATGCATCTGCGGAGGCGGTGATCAAATTCGGGGAAGAAGCCGCCACGAAGCTGGGAATGTCTGAAAATGCCGCTTTGACAGCGGCGGCGACCTATGGAAACCTGTTTCGAGCAATGGGGATCGGGACACAGGCCAGCGCGGATATGTCAATACGCCTGGTGCAACTGGCCGGGGACCTGGCCAGTTTCAACAACCTGGACCCGACCGAGGTGCTTGAAAAATTAAGGGCAGGGCTGACCGGGGAAGCGGAACCGCTCAAAACCCTGGGGATCAATATCAACGAGGCCATCCTGAAGCAACAGGCGTTGGAAATGGGCCTGTGGAATGGAAAAGATGCGCTGGATGCCGGAGCGAAGGCACAGGCGGCTTATGCGCTGATGCTGGAGCAATCGACGCTGGCTCAGGGTGATTTTGCCAGAACCGCAGATGGATTGGCCAACCAGCAACGTACGATGGCGGCGCAGTTTGAAAACATCAAAGCCACCATCGGAACGGCGTTCCTGCCGATTGTTACAATGGCTACGGGTGTTTTGAGCACATTTCTACAAAGCACATCGTTTACAACAGGATTGGAGACACTGACGGGTTGGATCGACCGGCTGGGGAAGGTGCTGGAG